CATGCCGACAGTCACCGAAAACGGCACCTATCAGTCGTTGGCCGATCCCGGTGACGAGACTGAGACCTATGCTCTTGGCAAAAAGGGCGGGCTGTATTCGATCACGCTGGAGGCCATCGCCTCTGACCGCTCGGGTGCTATCCGCTCCATCCCTACTCGCATGGGACGCGCGGCGCGCATCACGCTGAACCGTGACGTGTTCGCTCTGCTGACCGCCAACGGGACCATGGGAGACGGGGTTGCGCTATTCCACGCCAATTCAGTTCTGCGCGGAGGAGACACGACAGGCGTAACGGGAAACCTCGGGTCAGCGGCATTCAGCACCGCGGCACTTGCCGCGCGCCGTCTGATTATGCTCAAGCGTGATACCTACACGGGTAGTACATTGACTACACGAACGAGGATGGACGCTGGCACAATCGTCCCGCGCATCATCCTCGTCCCGGTCGATCTGGAGCAGTCCGCGTGGGAAGCCACGAAGCAGGACCATAAGGCGACGGGCAATTCGGCTACCGCGCTGACAACGGACGTCGCCACAATCGGGAACTTTATGCAGTCTACCGGCTGGGACGTGGTAGTGGTTCCTCACTGGACGGACGCAACGGACTGGTATCTGGTTGCTGACCCTGCGAGTTGCCCGACGATTGAAGTCGGTTTCTTCAACGGGCGGCAGGAGCCGGACATCCTGAGCAAGGAAGAGTTCGAGGTTGACGCCATCAGCTATAAGCTGCGGTTCATTTATGGAACGCAGGTTTTGGAGCCCCTGTGCTTCGACCGCAACACTCCTGATTAAGCCTTCCCACTCCCGGCAGGTAACACGCAGGCGGGGGAGTTGCATGACGCGGCTCCCCCGCTCCCTTTAACGAATTGGAGACAAGACAATGGCTAAACAGCCAATCATGAATATCCCCGGCACGCATTACGCGACTGTGCGTTATCCGGGCCAGGCCGATGCAACCCTGTCCAATAATTGGGTTGTGTGGCAGGCGCCCTCGGATTGTAAGATCACGGCCATCACATGGACGCCCGACACTGCGGGGCCGACAGTCAACGGTACGAACTATGCCACCCTGAAGCTGCTGGACGGAGGTCAGAGCGGAACGGAAACCACGGTTATCAAGTCCAACGCCTTTTCCTCCGGCTCGACAGGCGTAGCGCTTACCGAGAACGTTCTGCTAACGGTGGCTGCCGACTACGCCATCGACGAGGGCGACCTGGTGGTATTCCAGAAGACCTACAAAGCCGCCGGGGCGGCTGTCCCGGCTGGCCTGCTGACCTTCTCCTATGCCAGCAAGTAGTTAACAATGCAAGGCAGGGGATCGGAGGCGACTCTGACCCCTGCCGCTTTTTGGGGACTGGAGGCGGCAACAGTTGACAGAAGAGACAGCAAGCATCCGAGTGGTAGCGGGGATGACGATCCCCCGGCTCTCATTCAGCCATACCTGGGCCTGTGTGCAATTGGCGGCAAAGGCACTCGGCATCACGGTATGGACTGACAACAGCGTCTACTGGGAGGCGGGGCTTTCCCGCCTGATTCACCGCGCGATAGACCAGGGCTGCGAGTGGTTTATCTCGCTGGATTTTGACTCTATCTTTTCGGTCGATGATCTTCGGGAGCTGATGACGTTGGCAGTGTCGAGTAACGCCGATATCATCTGCGCGGCGCAGATGAAGCGGGGCAAAGACCCGATGATTATCGCGACGGTTCGGGATGCTGACGGCACGACCATGAAATTTGGTCCGCAGCCGCAGCCGATACCCGAGAAACTGCTGCAAGTGCGGACGGGGCATTGGGGGATGACGGCGGTACGCCTGAGTGCGATGGCGCGCGTTCCTGAGTTCTGGTTCCCCAACACGAACGAGCAGGGCTCCCAGATCGACCCGGACATGGCTTTTTGGGATAAGGCAGAGCGGGCCGGGCTCAAGGTCTGCCTCGCGCCGAACATCCGCATCGGGCATCTGCAAGAAGTTGTTCTGTGGCCGGACCCCATTCTACGACCGCTTGAGCAATATATCGGGGAATGGGCGGAAAACCAGAACCCCCCCGCCGGATTCTCGTTTGACGACTCAAAGGCGCATGCCCGGATTAACCTCCCGCCTCTCCACGCTTTTGATTGCGATAAGCGCAACGTCTACTCACAGCATGGCGAAGACGGGGTGCTCAAAGCGATCTTCAGCGAGATAGGCGCGGAGAACAAATGGGTGTTGGAGATCGGCGCGTCCGATGGGCTGTTCATGTCTAACTCACGCGCGCTTATCGAGGATGGCTGGAGCGCGGTGCTTATCGAGTCAGACGCGGGGAAGTTCGAGCGTTTGCAGGCGCTTTATGCGGGGGCCGAGCGGGTGCACTGCGTACACATGACCTGCGTGGACTTGGACGCGGCGCTTTCGGATACGCCTATCCCGCAGGACTTCGACCTCGCGATCATCGATGTGGACGGGCAGGATTACCACCTGTGGAACGGGATGCTCAAATACCGCCCGCGTGTGGTCTGCTGTGAGTTTTCAGCCGATGACGCGGACGACTTTATCCCGCAACGATTATCGGTTGGGCAGGCAGGGCGAAGGGCCATCATGGAGCTTGCGGCGGCGAAGTGTTACCGGCCTGTAGCGGAATGCGGGGTGAACATTATCAGCGTCCAATTGCAATCGCTGGATTTGCTGAAAACCGATGTGGCTTTCGTCGGAGAGGCCGCCTCCGAACCGGCGGAGGCCACTACCTGACATGGCATCTCTAGCCTGGTGGGAGGTCGAGGCCGCGCGCGCACGGCGCGCACTGGACTCTGCGGGTGCACGCCAGTTGCGCGAGATGCGCAAACTCCTCAAGGGCGCCGGGGAAGAAGTGCTGCAGCGCATGGCGGCTGCGAGGCCGGGGACCTACACGTATCAGTATCTTGAGGCGCTTGCCGACGAGATCAAGGGAGTGACGGCCACACTTGAGGCGAAGTTGGGGCAATTGGTTCCGGGGCAGGTGGAGGAAGCGGCGGCGCTTGGACAGGAATCAGCCGACCGCGTCACGAGTAAGTTTCAACCCAGGAGCGGGCGTATTCTGCTACGCCCGGCGTTGGATCATCAGCAGTTGTTGCTGTGGTCAAACTTCCGCCTTGATCTTGTGCACAACGGAATCACGGAACCCGTCAAGCGTGCCATGGTGAGCCAACTCAAGTTGGGATACGCCGCAGGGCGGACACCCTTTGAGAGCATGACGAAGCTGGCGGGCATGTCCTTTGACAAACTCTCCTTTGCGTCTAAGTTCCACCGGGCAGAGGCGATTGTGCGGACTGAGAACGGGCGTGTGGCCGCGCAGGCGAATCAGGCCCGCGGTGAGCAGTATAATGCCCTGTCAGCCGCGAACGCGGCGGCGAGAGGTGAGAACGCCCCGCTATGGCATAAGCGCTGGATAACGGCGGAGGATGAACGCGTACGCCCTTCGCACGCTGCCGTTGGGGATCTGAAACCTATCGCGCTTGACGCGAAGTATCAGGTTGGCGGGCATGAAGCCATGTATCCGCGCGACCCGGCACTCCCGCCGGAGGAATCCGTCAACTGCCGCTGCACGAGCATAAACATCCCGCCGGGGATGACAGACTTTGACGAGGTAAAGGCCAAGAGGAAGGCGAAGGCAGAGAAGGCCAAGGCTCCGAAGAAACCGCGAAGAAGCTGGGAGGGGCAGTTCTGAGCCTGAAGCCCCCTCCAGAAGGGCCGGAGGAATCGGGCGTCATCTTCTAACCGCATCGCCGGGGGCAAGGATTTAGAATGAGCATACTTCTCAGAGACGGATTTGCGAGAACGGTTGTAGATGGGTTGGGGATACCCGCGCTAGGCTCTGCCTGGGTATGCGTCTCTGAGACAGACGGCACGGACCAGCTCGCGCTGTGGGACGTTGACGGCACAAGCGCCACTCTGTCACCCGGCGACCCCGTCCTGGCGCTTGCGGGCACCACAGAGGCGGGAAACTGCGAGGCAGTTGTAAAAATCACGAGCATGGGAGCAGCTTCCTCCGGCGGGGCTCTTGTACTGGGGCTAGGCACCCCGGATGGGATAGTAGCTTACTACAGCAGGTCTTTCGCGGGAATCATACTGCTGGCAGAGGGGTTGCCTTCCACGTCGCACGAAAAAGCGGCGACTTTCCCGATTTGGCTGCGGCTGCGCTGGGCTGATGGACAGGCGCAGGCTCGTGTGTGGAATGATGGGGCCACGGAGCCGACCACGTGGGACGTGGAGCAGACAGTTGCATCTACAGGACCCGGCCAGTGCGGCTTGTACGCGCAAGCCGCGACCGCCCAGACAGTCGTCTTTGAATCGATCGAAGGCTCTACCGTTACAACAGAGTTGGGCGCGCGCGCGCAGTCCATCCTCCATGACACCGCGACAACGGACACGACACAGCTCACGACCGATGCGCAGTACGCCGCCGCAGTGGACGCGGCGCTTGCGGAGTATTCCCGCCTATTCCCGGTGGTGACCACGTACACGCAAGCGCTCGCTACGGGGGAATATGAATGGACGCTTCCGGCTGACTGGCTGTCTGGGTTTTCCGCCATGCAGAGCGTGGAGTATCCGTCGGGGGAGCAGGAACCCGTCTACCTGGGCGCCGATGACTACATGGTCACTACGACTAAGTGGCGTATGCTCTATGACACGGCGGATGCATCCGAGACGGCCATCCTCACCTATACGGCTTTACACACGGAATCGACCGTTCCAGCCTCCGATACTGAGGCGGTGGCGATGCTTGCGGCGGCTTGCGTAGCCCTTGAGGTCGCCGCGGGATTTGCGCGAACGAATAGACCTGTCGTGCCCGCTGACTCTGTGGACTACAGGACCAAGAGTGACGAGTGGCGCTCCTTGGCGCGGCAGTTGCGAGCCGGGGCCTTCGCGCTCATGGGCGGCTCCGTGGACTCAAACGGACGCATCAAGCAGCCGGGCGCATCGGCGACGGCGCTATGGGACTTCGCGAAGCCATGAGGATAACCGGGGCTGGGGCCGGGGCGGGATACAACGTCACCATTGCGGTTGACTCACAGACCATCCGGCGCCTAAACAATCTGCTTGACAACAGCGACCCGCGCATACTGGCCGAGTTGGAGGCGACCGCGGCAGAGGCGACTGCGGCGATACAGGCTCACGTGCAAAAGCGGACACCCGTCAACATCGGGACTCTGAGGAACAGCATCGCGAGCGAAGTCACCACAGTTTCGAGCACACCGGCCCACGTCGTGGGGCACGTGTTCACTAATCTGATGTATGCGGTTCCCGTCGAACTCGGGAGCCGTCCCCACATGCCGCCACAGGCGCCAATCCAGTACTGGGTAGCCCGGAAACTGCACAAGTCGGGCACGGAACTTACCCGCGTGACGAACGCCATCCGCTGGAAGATTTACAGGCATGGCACTAAGGGCAAACACATGTTTGAGCGGGGTTCTACCGCCGCCATTCCATTCGTCAATCGCCGGGTAGAGCAGGCAATCAAGCGGATTACCGCGCTGCTCGGAGGCTCCTAAATGCTGACACACGTGCAGACTGTCGCGGCCATCAAGGCGATTGTTACGGGCGTTACGGGCTACGGCGAATGGATGGATTACTGGGGGAAGCTCCCCGCGTGGGTAACGTCTGAGATCGCGGGAGGCGCGTGGTGGAATATCCGCCGCACAAAAGTTGACGTAGTTTGGCCTCCGGACTACGCGCACGCGGAGTCGAACGCAGAACTGCTGGAAACCACCTCGTATGAGCTGACCATGCATTATCCATGGGCGGTAGAGGTGGCGGGAAGTGAGTCCGAGCCGGACTTTGACGCGCTTGTGGATGCGGTTCTGTTGGCATTTAACGGTGCGCCGAACCTGAATTCTCAGGTGTACGGCGCGAGTCTATTGGTCTATGACAGTGGCGAGACGGGATTCGCGCTTCCGGTGGGAAGCGAAACGGTCTGCCACTACGCGCGTTTTTCGCTGGAGATCCAGCAGGTAAGGGCGATATGACAGGAGTGAAAACATGAGCGCTGAGGCACAGATAAAACTAGGCGTTGGGCGTCTGGCGAAACTGCGGCAGACCTGGAAGACCTCCGTGACCGGCACGGGGTTCTGGGCTCTTGCGGACGCGGCAGGCGACGAGGTCTACGAGAATGTGGTGAAGGGCCAAACCCTCACGAACGTGGATGATGCTCTTGAGGCGGGTGCGTTTGGGGATCAGGCTGACATCGCCAACTGGCTCCAACTTCACCTGTCGTACTTCACCCTCCCCGTAGTTTCCGCGACGCCAGGGCTGGGGCTGGCAGGCAACGGGTGGGATGCTTACCTGGCATCGGTCGGGTGGAGACTCCCGTACGAGTTCGCGGAGCTTGTATATGACAAGTTCAATCGGCGGATAACACCTGCTCGCG